GTGAAACGACGCAAGCACCGTCTGTCCAGCACTCTGTCGGCACCGGCGCTTCTGGCTGCATCGCGGCAGGGGGCGGGGGCGTTGGCGGGGTTGCGCCGGGACATGCAGGCGCTGGGGGACGTGGTGTCAGCAATTGGCAAAGACGGTGCTGAATTGGTCGAGGCGCTGGCGGCGAGGCAGGCCGATCGTCCACAGGTTTCGCCGAAGATGGCGGCCGGTGCGCGCGATTCCCAAAGCCTGCTGCGCGGCCTCGACCCCAAACTCCTGCACAGGCTTGCCCGCAGCTGGCCGCTTATCCGCCATCCGCTGCAGGCGCCGCCCGAGGGGGACTGGCGCAATTGGCTGCTGATGGGTGGGCGCGGTTCGGGCAAGACGCGGGCAGGGGCCGAATGGGTGCATGCGCTGGCGTCAGCAGGCGAGAAATCCGGCCTGCGCATTGCTCTGGTCGCGGAAACCCTGGGCGATGCCCGCGAGGTCATGGTCGATGGCCTCTCCGGCATTGCCCGCATCGCCAGGCACAAGCGGCCGGAGGTGGAGATTTCGCGCCGCCGGCTGGTGTGGCCGAATGGCGCGGTGGCGCAGATCTTTTCGGCCGAAGACCCGGAAAGCCTGCGCGGGCCGCAATTTCACTATGCCTGGTGCGACGAGATCGCCAAATGGAAATATGCCGACGAAGCCTTCGACATGCTGCAGTTTTCCCTGAGGCTGGGTGAGGACCCGCGCCAGGTGATAACAACGACACCGCGTCCGGTGCCGATCCTCAAGCGGCTGCTCTCCGATCCCGGCACGCGGCTTTCGCGGCTCTCCACGCTTGGCAATGCCGGCAATCTGGCGCCGGGCTTCATCGAGGCCCTGCAGGCGCGCTATGGCGGGACGAGGCTCGGCCGCCAGGAAGTGGATGGCGAACTGATCGAGGACCGCGAGGATGCGCTCTGGCGGCGCGACCGGCTGGAAGAGCTGACCGTCAAGCTTACCGAGCCGCTCAGCCGCATCGTTATCGGCGTCGATCCGCCCGCGGGAGCGGGCGCGCAATCGGTCTGCGGCATCGTCGTTGCCGGTCTCGACCGGTTGGGCCGCGCCGTGGTGCTGGCCGATTGCTCTGTCACGGGCGAAAGCCCGGCCGGCTGGGCGGCGGCGGTGCTGCGCGCCTTTCGCCGCTTCGAGGCGGACCGGGTGGTGGCCGAGGTCAATCAGGGCGGGGAAATGGTCGGCGCGCTCCTGAAAAGCGTCGAGGCCAATCTGCCGGTCCGGATGGTGCGTGCCACCCGTGGCAAATTTTTGCGCGCCGAGCCGGTTGCCGCGCTCTACGAGCAGGGCCGCGTGCTGCATGCCGGTCGCTTCACCGATCTCGAAGACCAGATGTGCGATTTCGGCCCCGATGGCTTGTCGAACGGCCGCTCGCCGGACCGGCTCGACGCGCTGGTCTGGGCGCTAACCGCGCTGCTGCTGGATGGCGTGGGCGAGCCGCGGATCAGGACGCTTTAGGGGATTGGGAGCTATCTGAAGAAATGTTGAAGGCAGTTCTAGAGGGCTTCGCACCCCCTCATCCCCCTGCCGGGGACTTCTCCCCGCTGGGCAGAGGAGACCGAGATGATCGCACTGATTGCCACGTCGGCGCTGTGAGCGAGAACTATCTACTTTTCCGCAATGCTTGAAAAAAGCGCGGGCGATCCCGTCAAATCTCTTCTCCCCAGCGGGGAGAAGGTGGCGCCCTCTTTTAGTAAAAAAGGACGGATGAGGGGGGCGAAGCCCCTACCGCCACGACAATACGAAAACGCCGCAGCGTTCCTTGAAACACTGCGGCGCTCTCTTGAAAAGCAGGTGAAATTACTTGCTGGCCGGAGCCGGCTGAGTGGCCGGCTGGCGCATCTGGCGCCATTCGGACTCGAGCCGTTCAACGATATGGGCGGGAATAGTCCGGCTGGCCTCTGCAATGGTCTTGCTGATCTGGCTGCTGCTCTTGGCGTCCATCACATTATTCCTCTGTCAAACGGCCGCGCCCGTCATGGACGCGGCTGCCCTTGTGGTCCGGGCGGTGGATCTGTGCCGCTCATAACCGGCTACGGCCCAGAAAGTTCCACATGCTTAAGCGAATGTAAATATCTCGTGATCGGCCATAAAACGATTGAAATCTGTTTAACCGATTTAAATTCAAGCATTTTTTGGGTTCAATCTCGGCGGGCCTCTGCTTTTCCTGCGCTTTTTAAGGGTATTAACCACAATGATGAAAACGCCGATGCAACAGTTGTTCGATCAGATCCGTATCACGCTTTGCGGAGGCCGACTCACTCAGGCGCAGGTGGAGAGCATCAACGCGGTGCTCGGCGCCTGCGCACGCCATGGCATCAGCGATGCCCGCCAGCGCGCGTATGTGCTAGCCACCGCCTTTCACGAAACCGCCGGCCGCTTCCAGCCGGTACGCGAAACCTTGGCCGCGACCGATGCCGAGGCGATCAGCCGGCTGGAGCATTCCTATCAGGCCGGGAAGCTGCCGCAGGTCCGCGTGCCCTATTGGCGCCCTGACGAAAAGGGGCGATCCTGGTTCGGGCGCGGCTTCGTGCAGCTTACCCACCGGCGCAATTACCAGGCTCTGTCCGCCGCCCTCGGCATCGACCTCACCGTCGATCCTGGCCGCGCTCTCGAGTGCGACACTGCCGCCGACATCCTTGCGGTGGGCATGCGCGATGGCCTGTTTTCCGGCACCCGCCTTGCCGACGTCTTCAACCCCACGACCTGCGACTGGCTCGGCGCCCGGCGCATCGTCAACGGCCAGGACCGGGCGGATCTGGTGGCAGGTTATGGCAAGGCGATTTGCGGGGGGTAGGGGCCGCCGCCGCCATATTCAGTTTGCGATGACGCTGCTTTTTTGACTTGCGGGCTTCTCTACCATGCGAAGCCGCGCTCTTTGCACCCATCACCTTCTCCAGGAGTCCTCCATGCTCTCTGCCTTTCGCCTGCCGTTTCGGCGGGCCTTTCGTGCTGGCGCGCCTGATCAGGCCAAGGCGGCGGTAGGCCCACGGGCCGGGGTGTCCGTGATGGTCTCGGGCCTTGGCGCGCGCGGCACAGGCCGGTCCTATGCGGCGCTGTCGCGGTCTGGTTTTCTCGGCAATCCGGTGGCGCATCGCGCCGTCCGGCTGGTCTCCGAAGCCGCCGCTGCCGTGCCGCTACTGCTCTATCGCGGCTTGCCGCAGCAGGGTGCGCGGGAACTGACCGGCCATCCTGTGCTGACGCTCTTGGCCCGCCCGAGCAGCCGGGCGACGGGGACGGATCTGTTCGAGACGCTCTATGGCCATCTGCTTTTGTCAGGCAATGCCTATCTGGAGCCGCTGTTTCTCGGAGCGCGGCTGGCGGAACTGCATCTGCTGCGGCCGGACCGGGTGACGGTGGTGGAGGGCGCCGATGGCTGGCCGCTGGCTTATGATTACCGCGCCGCTGGTGTCAGCCGTCGCATTCCGGCGGAAGGCGAGCCGCAGCCGATCCTGCATCTGAAACTGTTTCATCCGCTCGACGATCTCACGGGCTATGCGCCGCTCGCCGCCGCCCATAACGCGCTTGACCTGCACAATGCCGCCGCCGCCTGGAACAAGGCGCTGCTCGACAATTCGGCCCGTCCCTCCGGGGCGCTGGTCTACCAGCCCAAGGAAGGCGGCAACCTGCCGCCCGACCAATATGAGCGGCTGAAGGCCGAGCTTGAAGCCGGCTATTCCGGCCCCTTGCAGGCGGGGCGGCCGATGCTGCTTGAAGGCGGTTTGGACTGGAAGGCGATGAGCCTCACCCCGCGCGACATGGACTTTACCGATGCCCGCAACGGCGCGGCCCGCGATATCGCGCTGTCGCTCGGCGTGCCGCCGATGCTGCTGGGCATTCCCGGCGACAATACCTATGCCAATTACCAGGAGGCCAACCGCGCCTTCTACCGGCTGACCGTGCTGCCGCTGATCCGCCGCACGCTGGCCAGCCTCTCCGGCTTCCTCTCCGATGCCTTTGGCGACATGCTGACCCTGCAACCCGATCTCGATCAGGTCGAAGGCCTGTCAGCGGAGCGCGATGCGCTATGGACCCGGGTCGGGGCTGCGGATTTCCTCAGTGACGAGGAGAAGCGGCAGGCGGTGGGGTATGGGGATTAGGTTCCTGGAAAATCAGCAGGTTAGATAAAGCTCCGGACTCAGTTTTTCAGGTTTTACAAGCCGCCAGACAAGAGCTCCATCGGTTTGATAATAGAGGTTAATAAGGGATTCTAAATATTAGTAAAATTTTATTTAGTTAATCTTGTTGTTGAGCAAAGACCCCTCCCCAACCCCTCCCCACAAGGGGGAGGGGCTTAACCTGCCGCACCGTTTTTTGCCCTGATCGACGTTTCTATTTTCGGCGAGGCGAGGCCGCGAGTTTTCTCCCCCTTGTGGGGGAGATGGCCGGCAGACCAGAGGGGGCCCCGAGGCGAAAGTGATGAAAATGCCGCTGTCCCCCAATCCACCAGCCGTCCCCCATCCCAACCAGAAAGTCCACATCATGACCGACTTCACACCCGGCACCCCGCTCTGGGGCGTGCGGCTGGCGGGCGCGCTGGCTGGTTCCGCGATATCGCTGATCTATCTTCTGCCGCGAACCCAGCGCGAGGCGGCAAGCCGGTTTTTCACCGGGCTCGCCTGCGGGCTGATTTTCGGCGGCGCCACCGGCCAGTGGCTCGCCCGCAAGCTTGATATCCTGCAGGGCCTGTCGGGTGCCGAAGTGGTGCTGGCCGGGGCAACGCTCGCCAGCCTGTCGGCCTGGTGGGTGCTCGGCGTGCTCGCCCGGCTGGCCAAGCGCTACGGCTGAACCCGATACGAAATCCAGACATCCAAGGAGACTTTCATGCCTGTTTCCCACGGGCGCGGCGAAGCTGTGCCCAGATCCCGCCCGCTCAAAGCGTCGCCGCCAAACCCTTCCACACCGTTGCGGCTGCGGCGCAAATTCGCGGACCTGACGCTGTCGGATTTCAGTGGCGACGGCACGTTCAGCGGCTATGCCAGCGTGTTCGGCGAGGTCGATCTTGGCCGCGACGTGATCGAGCCGGGCGCCTTTTACAATTCGCTCGCCACGCGCGGCGCGGGTGGTATTCGCATGCTCTACCAGCACGATCCCGCCCAGCCGATCGGCGCCTGGACGCTGCTGAAGGAGGACGCGCGCGGCCTTTACGTCGAGGGCCGGCTGTCGCCGGGCGTGCGGCTGGCCGAAGAGGTCCGCGCGCTGATGAAAACCGGGGCGCTGGACGGGCTCTCCATCGGCTTCCAGACGGTCAAATCCCGCCAGGACGCCAAGACCGGCATCCGCCGCATTCTGGAGGCCGATCTCTGGGAAATCTCTGTCGTCACCTTTCCCATGGCCCCTTCCGCCCGGGTTTCCGATGTCAAGCACCAGCATTTCTTTCGCGACAAGGAGACCGAACTGATCCGCAGCATCCGCCAGGCGGCCAAGGCGATGGCCACCGGCAATTTCAAAACCGACATGTTCAAGTGAGGATAATATGAGCGACCAAAATTTTTCAGCCCCCGAAATCAAGGCCATCCCCGAGACGATGACCGAGGCTTTCGACGATTTCATGCAGGCCTTTTCCGAATTCAAACAGGCCAACGACCAGCGGCTCGGCGAGATCGAGCAGAAGCTGACATCAGACGTCGTGACCCGCGACAAGGTGGAGCGGATCAATAAGGCCATGGACGAACAATCCCGGCTCATCGAACAGCTGGCCTTGAAGAAACTGCGCCCGGCACTGGGCAGCAAGAGCGGTCGCGGCGGCAGCGACAGTGCCGAGCGCAAGGCCGCTTTCGAGGCCTATATCCGCCGGGGCGACGAGGCGGCGCTGCGCGATCTCGATGCCAAGTCCATGGCTGTGGGCAGTGCTGCCGATGGCGGCTATCTCGTCACCGACGAGACCGACAGCGAGATCGGCACCCGGCTTGCCTCGATCTCGCCGATCCGGCAATTGGCCAGCGTCCGTCAGGTCTCGTCTTCGGTGCTGAAAAAGCCGTTTGCGCCCTCGGGCATGGCCTCCGGCTGGGTGGCTGAAGCCTCGGCGCGGCCGCAGACCGATACACCGCAGCTGACGGAACTGAGCTTCCCCACCATGGAGCTTTACGCCATGCCGGCCGCCACCCAGGCGCTGCTCGACGATGCCGCCGTCGATGTCGAATCCTGGATCGCCAGCGAAGTCGACATCGCCTTTGCCGAGCAGGAGGGGGCGGCCTTCGTGGCCGGTGACGGCACTAACAAGCCCAAGGGCTTCCTCGCCTATGACACGGTCAACGACAGCGCCTGGGCCTGGGGCAAGATCGGCGTCAAGACCACGGGCGTGGCCGGCGGCTTCGCGGCCAGCGGCGCCTCCGACATTCTGCTCGACACGATCTATGCTGTGAAGGCCGGCCACCGCCAGAACGGCACCTTCGTCATGAACCGCAAGACACAAGGCGAGATCCGCAAGTTCAAGGATGCCGACGGCAACTACCTCTGGCTGCCGCCCGCCGGCCCCGGCCTTGCCGCATCGCTGATGGGCTTTCCGATTGCCGAGGCCGAGGACATGCCCGACATCGCCGCCGGTTCGCTCTCCATCGCCTTCGGGGATTTCAAGGCCGCCTATCTCGTGGTTGATCGCATGGGCGTGCGCGTGCTGCGCGATCCCTATTCCGCCAAGCCCTATGTGCTGTTCTACACCACCAAACGCGTCGGCGGCGGCATGCAGAATTTCGAGGCGTTGAAGCTGATCAAGTTCGCGGCGAATTGATTTGAAACGCTGATACCCCTTTGGCATGCCGAACCCATTGAGCATGAAACGCCTTGAAACGATAGGATGTTTTGGCTCCGCCCCCCTCATCCGCCTGGCGGCACCTTCTCCCCGCTGGGGAGAAGAGACCTAGGCGCTACCGTTCCATGTTCATCTGACGCCGGACCGTTGTGGAAAGGGTGCGGCGTACTCCTTCTTCTCCCCAGCGGGGAGAAGGTGGCTCGAAGAGCCGGATGAGGGGGGCGAAGCCCTTAAATCGCATCGTGTAGCGGACTGTGGTAGGGGGGCAGGTTCTAACTTTTTATGCAGAAAAACCCCTCCCCAACCCCTCCCCACAAGGGGGAGGGGCTTAACCTGCCGCACCGTCGCGCCTTGAATTGAGCAGGACGGCGCCGCGAGTCTTCTACCCACCTGTGGGGGAGATGGCCGGCAGGCCAGAGGGGGTAAATCTTGGCGCCAACGCCATCCCGGAGATCCCAAAATGACCACCACCATTCTCACGCCCCCCACGGCGGAGCCGTTGACGCTTGCCGACGTGAAGGCGCAGCTGAAGATCGACACTGGTGACGAAGACGCGCTGCTGTCCGCCCTGATCACCGCCGCGCGCCAGCATCTGGAAGCCGAGACCGGGCTTTGCCTGATGACCCAGACGCTTCGGCTCTACCTCGACGACTGGCCGCCGGGCGAAGTGATTCTGCTTCCGAGAAGCCCGGTGCAAACTATTGATGCTGTGACGGTTTATGACGAGGACGGCGTTGAACTTCATGTTTTACTGAAAGATCATTTACTCGACGGGCAGGCGCGTCCGGCACGGCTTTGGCTGAGAGATCGGCCGCTGCCGGGGCGGGTGCTGAACGGCATCGAAATTGACTTCACTGCCGGCTTCGGCTCTGCCGCCACCGATGTGCCGGACACGCTGCGCCGGGCGATGAGCCTGCATGTGGCCACCATGTATGCGTTCCGCGGTGCGGTCACGCTTGCCGATCAGCCGGCGGCATTGCCTGCGGGCTATGACCGGCTGATCGCGCCTTTCTGCCGCAGGAGCCTGTAATGGCCGCCTTCACCATGCCCGATCCGGGCCGGATGACGGCGCGGCTCACGCTGGAACAGCCGCAGGATACGTCCGACGGCCAGGGCGGCACGATCCGCAACTGGCAGGCGGTCGCGAGCCTCTGGGCGCTGATCGAGCCGCAATCGGTGAGCCGCGACGAGCGCGGCGGGGCCGAGGTGGCGACCGTCAACCACAGCGTCACCATTCGCTTTCGCAGCGATATCCGCCGAGGCGACAGGCTGGTGAAGGGCGGCCGAAAACTGGTCGTGCGGGCTCTGCGCGACCCCGACGAGAGCCGCCGCTTTCTGCTGCTCGATTGTGAGGAGGAGGTGCAATGAGCCTGAGTTTTTCCACGAGCCTTTCCATGACGGGTGCGGACCTTTCGGCGGCGCTTCGCCAACTGATCGAAACCGATGTCACCGCTGCCGCGCAAAGGCGTAGCGAGGCGGATGAGGCCGCACCGGCAGCCGCCGCCCAAGACGTGATTGGCAGCGATGCAGCCGAAACCGTCGCGGCACGACCGACGTCGAGGCGGGAGGCCGGCCAATGACCAGCCCGGTCAACCAATTGCTGACGGCCATGACCACGGCGATCCTGGCGGATGCCGGGATATCGGCGCTTGTTGGCCCCGACGGCATCAAGGACCGCCGCCTGCTGCGCTCGCCAGAGCCATATCTAACGGTCGGCGATGTCACGGTCACCGATCTCTCCACCGACGATGATGGTCTGCTCGAGGCGCAGGTGGTGCTGCAGGCCTGGTCGTCGATGAGCCGTCGCGAGGCCGAGGCGCTGGCCGCCCTGGTGCGCGGCCTGCTGCAGGATGCTGCCCTGCCGCTCGCCACCGCCAGCCTCGTCTCCCTGCGTCATCTCAAGACCGTGAGCCGCCGCGACATCAAGACCGGCCTGTTCCTGGCCGAGCAGCAATGGCGGGCGGTCATCGGGTGAGGGAGGTTGCCGGCGACGCCGCCCATATGACGATCTGACGATTCCCGCCCCGCAATCGCCCACAACGCTGCGCTGCAAAATCGCATCCACTTCGCTTTTTAAGGCTTCCCAGCCGGGGCGTTGCCCTTCCTTCTTCATCAATCGGTCTTTCCCGAAAAGGGACGGGTGGGGAACCGGCTCGTGGCCGGCCGCGCCCGTGGGAGAGGGCCGCGATGGAGGAGGGGGTGAGTGCCGCCTGATGTGGCTGGCGACCGGAATTGCGGATGTTCAAAATTTTTTCAAGGAGATATTTCCATGGTGGCCCAGAGGGGTAAGGATCTGCTGCTGAAGATTGCCAGCGGCAGTGATTATGTGACCGTGGCCGGATTGCGCTCGCGCAAGCTGGCCTTCAATGCCGAGACCGTCGATGTGACCGATGCCGACAGCGCCGGACGCTGGCGCGAGCTTTTGGCCGGTGCCGGTGCCAAGCGCGCCTCGCTGTCGGGGGCGGGCCTGTTCAAGGATCAGGCATCGGACGAACTGGTGCGGGCGGCGTTTTTTGCCGGCTCGCTTATCAGCTGGCAAGTTGTGATCCCAGGTTTCGGCGCGGTGACCGGCCTGTTTCAGGTGACGGCGCTCGACTATTCCGGCGAGCACGACGGCGAGCTGAAATTCGACATTGCGCTGGAATCGGCCGGTGCCATCACCTTCGAGGTGGCGGCATGAGCGCGGCGCGGGGAGTGCGCGCCAACCGCAGGCGCGGCGAAGTGGAAGCGGTCATCGATGGCGAGCGGCGGATCTTGTGTCTGACGCTCGGTGCGCTTGCGGAGCTGGAAACGGCCTTTGCCGCCGACAGCCTTGCGGATCTCGCGGCCCGGTTTTCCACCGGAAAACTGTCGAGCCGCGACCTGATCCGCATTCTCGCGGCAGGCCTGCGTGGCGGCGGCAATTGCTGCGCCGACGAGGATGTCGCCGACATGTGCGTTGACGGCGGTCTCTCGGCCTGCGTCGCCATCGTGCGCGAACTGCTGCTCGTTACCTTCGGCGAGCCGGCAGCTGACCGGCCGGCAGCAGAGCGGGATGAGCGCGCGGCCGGGGAGGCAGCGTTGAAAGAAATCCCGCTGAGCGAGATCAGGCATCGGCAAAGCCAGGCCCGCAGCGGCGAGGCGACCCGAGAAACCCTGGGGAGCGTCAGCGGCCAGGCCGACTACTGCGCCGGGGATGACGAGGACGAGGCAGGTTTTACGGCTGATCTCCGTCACGACCCCAGTTCGGGCCTGGGTGGTGCGGATCTGTGTGACGCGGATCTGGGTGAAGGGACCGAACCCGTAAACCCTTGAGGGCCGCAGCCGGTCGAGCCCGACTGGCAAAGCCGCCTCCCTTTCCCTGGGAGGCGGTGATGCATGCCGGGCTGCACCTGCTGCGGCTGCCCACTGAGCGCTTCTGGGCGCTGACCCCGCGCGAATTCGCCGCCATGACCGGCGCCTATGCCCCCGCCATCCGCGCCGATCTCGCCCGCATGGAGCTGGAGGCGCTGATGGCGCGCTATCCCGACCGAAAAACCGGAGCAAGAGCCCATGGCCGATGAGGATACCCTGACCTATGGCATCGATCTCGATGCCTCGGGCGCGACCAAGACATTGCAGGACCTGGAAAACCGCTCGAAAAGCTTTGGCAGCGCACTGACCTCGGCCCTGAAAAGCGCCACGAGCGGCGGCGGCGATCTCGAGGACACGCTGAAATCGCTGGCAACGCAATTGTCCGGCATCACGCTGTCTTCGGGCCTGCAGCCGCTGCAAAGCTCGTTGTCGTCGCTGGCATCGAGCGCCACTTCAAGCCTCACCTCCGGCTTCAGTTCGCTGTTTGCCTTCGAAAAAGGCGGCGTGCCGGGCTCGATCACGCCTTTCGCGTCCGGTGGCGTCGTCTCCAGCCCCACCTATTTCAACATGAGCGGCGGCAGCACCGGCCTAATGGGCGAGGCCGGCAGCGAGGCGATCATGCCTTTGAAACGCGGGTCCGACGGTTCGCTCGGCGTCGCCACCCAAGGCGGGGCCGGCGGCACCAGCGTCAATGTTTCCATCACCACCCAGGACGCGGCGAGCTTCACCAAGAGCCAGTCGCAAATCTCAAGCATGCTCGCCCGCAGCGTCAAGCGCGGCCAGCGTAATTTGTGAGGCACATCATGACCTCTGCCTTTCACGAGGTGCGCTTTCCGTTGCGCGTATCGCTGTCATCGAGCGGTGGGCCGGTGCGGCGCACCGATATCGTCAACCTGTCCAATGGCCGGGAAGTGCGCAACCGGCGCTGGGCCAATTCGCGCCGCAGCTATGATGCCGGCTCGGGCGTCAAATCGCTCGCGGACCTCTATTCGGTGCTGGAGTTTTTCGAGGCGCGTGGCGGGCAATTGGCCGGGTTTCGGTTTCGCGATCCGCTTGACAGCACCTCGGCCGGGCCGGGCCGGGGCGTCAGTGCCTTCGACCAGCAGATCGGCATCGGCGATGGGGCGACGACGAGCTTTCAACTGGTCAAGGCCTATGGCGACGGGGCCGGTGGCTGGAGCCGGACGATTGCCAAGCCCGTCGAGGGCACGGTGCTGGTCTCGGTCGATGGTATGCCGGTCTCCGGCTTCGTCTGCGATACCGCGACCGGCCTCGTCACCTTCGACGCCGGCGCCGTTCCACCTGCTGGTGCCGTGATCCGCGCCGGCTTCCAGTTCGACGTGCCCGTCCGTTTCGATACTGACCGGATCGAGGTCAATCTGGAAGCCTTCAATGCCGGCAGCATTCCCTCGATCCCGCTGACGGAAATAACCCCATGAGGACGATATCAGATGATCTCGCCCTCCATCTTGCCGGCGACGCCACGACGCTCGCCACCTGCTGGCGGGTGACGCGCAAGGATGGGGCGGTGCTCGGCTTTACCGATCACGACCGGGATCTTTTCCTGCTCGGCACGGTGTTTTTTGCCGCCAGCGGCTTTTCCGCCAGCGATGGCGAGGCGGAAAACACGCTTTCTGCGCCGACCTCTGATGTCACCGGCGGCTTTTCCAGCGCCGCGATCACAGAGGTCGACCTGATCGCCGGGCGCTACGATGGTGCGCGCATCGAGGTGTTCAGGGTCAACTGGCAGGCACCGGAACAGCATGTGCTGATCCGGGTGCAGTATATCGGCGAGGTCAAGCGCCAGACCGGGCAATTTACCGCTGAGTTGCGCAGCTTCGCCGCCAGGCTGTCGCAGAGCCAAGGCCGCACGCTCGGCCGCCGCTGCGATGCCAGCCTCGGCGATAGCAGATGCGGCCTGGACATGACCGTCTCCGGCCGCACGGCCAGTGCCGTGGTGGTGGCCATGGAGGGTGCCGACCGGATCACGGTCTCAGGCCTTGAGAGCTTTGACGACGACCATTTCCGCTATGGCAAGATGACGGTGGCGTCGGGCAGGGAAGCGGGCCTTGCCTGCGAGATCGAAACCAGCCGCGCCGGTGACACCGGCACAGTGCTGACCCTCTGGCTGCCGCTGGAAGTGACGCTTGCCAGCGGCGAGGCCCTGACCGTCACCATCGGCTGCGACAAGCGATTTGCCACCTGCCGCGACACCTTCGCCAACGCTGCCAATTTCCGAGGCTTCCCGCACATGCCGGGCAGCGATTTCGCCTATTCCTATGTGAGCGGCCAAACGAGCCATGACGGATCTGTGCTGTTTGCGTGAGGGGTGGCCCTATGCCGCGTCTTTTGAACCGCTTTACGAACTGGCGATGAGTTTACTGGATCTTGGGCTTCGCCACCCCCTCATCCTCCTGCCGGAGACTTCTCCCCCCTGGGGAGAAGAGAACAAGGCGATAGCGTTGCGTTTCGTTCTGACGCTCTAAAAATGCTGTGCAGATTGCGACGTTAGAGAATGGCTGGACAGTGCTGTACATCTCTTCTCCCCATCGGGGAGAAGGTGGCGGCAGCCGGATGAGGGGGCGGCGAAGCCGAGAAGGTTTCTCTCTTCCTTTCTGTTTCGAGCCAAGCCGGACTTGATATCATCCCCACCCCAAGGTCCCCTCATGTCCATAAACACGACAGTCCTCACCCTTGCCGAGGGCTGGATCGGCACGCCCTATCGGCATCAGGCCTCCACCAAAGGCGTCGGCTGCGATTGCCTTGGGCTTATCAGGGGCCTCTGGCGCGAGCTTTATGGCGAAGAGCCGGAGCAAACGCCGGCCTATGCGCCCGATTGGGCCGAGCGGTCGGGACAGGATCGGCTGCTCGATGCGGCCGGGCGGCATTTTCTTAGCCTTGCGAGCTTTGCCGAAGCCATGCCGGGCGATCTCCTGCTGTTTCGGTTTCGCGCCCATTACGCCGCCAAGCATGTCGGGCTTTTGGGCGAAGAAGGGCAGTTCATTCATGCCTATGAGCAGGCGGGCGTTGTGCGCTCGGCGCTGGTGCCGGCCTGGCGGCGGCGCATCGCCGGGGTTTTCAGATTTCCGGAGCAGTGATCCATGGCAACTCTCGTGTTTCAGGCGGCTGGTGCCGCCATCGGCAGCATTTTCGGCCCTGTCGGCACCATGCTGGGCCGGGCCGCGGGTGCGCTGGCCGGCAATCTGGTCGACAACGCGGTGATCAATGGCACGACCACGGTCACCGGCGCGCATCTTGCCTCGGCGCGCATCGGCGGCGCCAGCGAAGGCACGGCACTTTCGCGTGTCTATGGCACGGCACGGGTCGGCGGCACGCTGATCTGGGCGACGCGGTTTGAGGAAAAGACCACCACCGAAACCTCGGGCTCGAAATCCACGGGCACCAAGACCAAGACCAAGACCTATGACTACTATGCCAATCTGGCGCTGGCGCTTTGCGAAGGGCCGGTTGCGGCGGTGCGCCGGGTCTGGGCCGATGGCGAGGAGCTCGACCTGACCGAAGTCGAGATGCGCTTTTACCCCGGCAGCGAGGTGCAAGACGTCGATCCGCTGATTGCCGCCAAGCAGGGCGATGGCAATGCGTCGGCCTATCGCGGTGTCGCCTATGTCGTGTTCGAGCGCCTGCCGCTCGACGATTACGGCAATCGCATTCCCGTGTTGCAATTCGAAGTGATCCGACCGCTCGGCAAGCTCGAAAACCAGGTGACGGCTGTCACCATCATTCCCGGCGCCACCGAACATGGCTATGCCACGACCGCGATTACCGAAGACACCGGCGACGGCAGCCAGCGGATCGTCAACCGCAACACGCTGACCGCCGCCACCGACTGGCAGGCCTCGCTGGACGAGCTGCAGGCGCTCTGCCCCAATCTCGCCCATGCCGCCCTCGTGGTCAGCTGGTTCGGCACCGATTTACGCGCCGACCACTGCGCCATCCTGCCCGGCGTCGAAATGGCCTCTCGCGATGAAAGCCGGGCCTGGAGCGTTTCCGGCATCACCCGCGCCAAAGCCCACGTGGTCAGCCAGAGCGGCGGCGGCCCGGCCTATGGCGGCACACCAAGCGACAAAAGCGTGATCGAGGCGATCAAGGATCTCACCAGCCGTGGCGTCGCCACCTGCCTCTATCCCTTCGTGATGATGGACATTGCCGCCGATAATGGCCTGGCCGATCCCTATGGCGGCGCGCGGCAGGCGGCATATCCATGGCGCGGCCGCATTACCTGCTCTCCCGCCGCTGGCCTTGCCGGCTCGCCTGACGGTACGGCGGCGATAGACGCTGTGGTCGAGGCCTTCATGGGCAAGGCGACGGTGGCGGATTTCTTCGTGCTCGGCACCACCATTCTTTATACGGGTGCCAAGAATGGCGCCGATAGCGGTTATCGCCGGCTGGTGCTGCATTATGCTCTGCTCGCCAAGGCGGCGGGTGGGGTCGACAGCTTCGTCATCGGCTCGGAGCTGAAGGGCCTGACGACGCTGAGGGGGGCGGGCAACAGCTTTCCCTTCGTCGCCGCCCTCGTGCAACTGGCCGAGGATGTGCGCGCCATTCTCGGCAGCGCCACCAAGATCACTTATGGTGCCGACTGGAGCGAATATTTCGGCTATCACCCTGCCGATGGGTCAGGCGACGTGTTCTTCCATCTCGATCCGCTCTGGGCAAGCGATGCCATCGACGCGGTCGGCATCGACAATTACATGCCGCTGTCGGATTGGAGTGACGCCGATTTCACCAGCGCCAATCCTGACGGCTTCGCCATTGCCGATGATGAGGCGGCGATGCGGGCGCAGATTGCCGCCGGCGAGGGCTATGACTGGTATTATCCGAGCCTTGCCGCCAGAAAGGCCCGCCAGCGTGCCGCAATAACAGACGGTCTTGCCGGTAAGCTCTGGGTCTATCGCTACAAGGATATCGAGGCCTGGTGGGCGAACCGCCATTACGACAGGGTCGGCGGCGCGGAAAGCGGCACGCCAACGCTCTGGCAGCCGCGATCGAAGCCGATCTGGTTTACCGAACTCGGCTGCCCGGCGGTGGAGCGCGGCGCCAACCAGCCGAATGTGTTTCCCGATGCCAAATCCTCGGAAAATGCCCTGCCGTATTTTTCCTCGGGCATGCGCTCGGATGCCATGCAGCGCCGGTTTTTGCAGGCGCATCTCGGCTATTGGCAAAGCGAAGCGGCCCCATCAGGCATGGTCACACCCGAGCGGATCTATCTCTGGACCTGGGATTCCAGGCCCTTTCCGGCCTTTCCCTATGACACGGACCTGTTTGCCGATGGCGACAACTGGCGATCAGGCCATTGGCTGAACGGACGGCTCGGCACTGGCACCGTGGCTGAGGTGATCGCCGCCATTCTCGAAGATTGCGGCTTTACCGATTACGATGTCTCAGCTGTCACGGGCGATCTCGCCGGCTATGTCCAGGGCGATGTCGCCTCGGCCCGCAGCCTGATCGAGCCTTTGACCGAGACTTTCCTGATCGACGTGATCGAAGATGGCGGGGTGCTGCGGTTTCGCTCCCGCCAGGCGGCGAGCCTTCCCGCCGTCGAAACCACAGTCTTCGTCGATACCGAAGACCAGGCGCTGTGGAACGAGACGCGCGGCGATGCCACCGATTATTCCAGCCAGGCGGTGCTGAGTTTCTACGATCCCGCCAATGACTACGAGGATGCGAGTGTCCGCTCGCGCCGGCTGGCGGGTTCCTCGCAAAAGCTGCTCTCCACCGATCTGCCCGGGGTGCTGGATGAAGCAAGCGCGTTATCAGTGGTGGAGGCGCAATTGCGCGACCATCGCCTCAGCCGCCGCACGCTGACCCTCTCTGTTTCACCCTCGCTGCTGGCCTTGCAGCCCGGCGATGTCTTGAGCTTTCCGGAAGGGCCGTCCGGCCGCTTCCTGATATCGAGGGTGGAGGAAGGCAGCGCGCTGTCGCTGGAGCTGCGCGAAGTGGCGGCGCCGGTGTCTGCCGCTGTTACCATTGCCAGCGGCACCAAGGTGCAGACCGGCCGGGCCTCGCAGGGCTTTTCGCCGCTGCTGCGATGGATGGATCTGCCGCGCTACAGCGACGATGACACGGGCGGCTTTGCCCGCGCCGCCGCCTATGCCAGCCCCTGGCGCAAGATCGTCCTGTCGTCGTCGGCCGAAACAGAAAATTACGCCAGCCGCGCCGTGCTGGAAGGGCCTGCGACCCTGGGCGCGCTGACGCAAGCACTGTCGCCGGGTGTGTCCGGTCGCTTCGACCATGCCAATGCGCTGCTGGTCAGGCTGTCTTATGGCAGCTTTTCCTCGGCCTCGCGGCTTTCGGTGCTGAACGGCGATAACCGGCTGGCGGTGAAGGCGGCCAACGATGTCTGGGAAGTCATCGGTTTCGAGACGGCAGAGGAGCTGGAAAGCGGGCTCTGGAAGCTCTCCGGCCTGCTGCGCGGCCTCTGCGGCACGGAGGATGCCATGACGGCTGGAGCGCTCGCCGGCGCCGAATCGGTGCTGCTGAATGCGGCGGTTACCGCGCTCGGCCTCACCGATAGCGAGGTCGGCCTCGATCTGAACTGGATCGCCGAGGCCGCCGGCACGAGCCTTGCCGCCATCGGTCCCCGGAGTTTTTCCGGAGGTCTGCGGGCGTTAACGCCGCTGTCACCTGTGCATCTGCGAGCGGTAAAGGCACCGGATGGCGTAATCACGCTCACCTGGGTCCGGCGCGGCCGCACCGATGCCGATAACTGGACGCCGTCGGATATTCCGCTCGACGAGGAAAGCGAGATCTACCAGCTCGACATTCTCGATGCGGCGGCCTCTGCCACGCTGCGCAGCGTGACGCTGATGGAGCCGGGCTATGCCTATCCGCCGGCCTTGCAGGCCGTCGATTTTGCAGCGCCACCGACCGGCCTTTCGGTCAGGCTGCGCCAGATCGGCCGCCATGCCGCCGGCATCGCCGCAGAGGCGCGCTTCAGTTTTTGAAGATTAAGTTTTTTATTAGAAACAAGGAGATAGAGATATGAATGATGGTAAACCTTGGTATCTGTCGAAGACCGTTTGGGGCGCGCTTGTCGCCATTCTCGCCTCCATGCTGCAACTGAGCGGCTTTCAGCTCGATCTTGCAGATCAGGGGCAATTGACCGACGGCCTCGTGGCGCTCGCCGGCTCGCTTGGCGCGCTGGTGGCGCTCTACGGTCGATTGGTCGCCAGCCACGTTATCGCACCCAAAGCCGGCCCCGGCGATTCGAGCAAGACACCCGATGGGCCTGGCAAGGCGTCGTGATCCCGGGCGGCCGCAGTCTCGTCGCAGACGGGATCTGTACCTCAGGCGACCCGGAAAAAGCCGGGTCCACTCTCCAAAATGCTGCACTGCCCATGAAAAATCAAAGACTTGCCCCGTTGCATTTCTGTCATTTTAACGGAGCGCGCCCGCAAGATGACCACACATTCATTTGCCATTCAGCCGCTCTTCGGTAACACTTGATGCATCAGAAGCGAATGCGGCAGAGTGGCAGTTGATGGCATCCAGATCGATCATAGGCAGTATCGCAGTCGGGCTTATCGCCTGGACGGTGCCTGCCACGATAGCGCCCGTGCCCGATACCGCGCCTTATGCGACGGTCGGCTCCTCGTCCGCTCCGTCTTCCAGCTCATCCGAAGGCCATCCTGTCCTGCAGGCTCAGAACCAGTCGCAGAACAGCAGCAATGGCGACGACAGCAAGCCCAACAGCCGTGTGGATTGCCGGTCTGCTGCGCAACGGGCTGTCGATGATTCCGGCGGGCAATTGCTGTCGGTGCGGCTGTCGGGCGGCCAATGTATCGTCACCATTCTCGTGCCCGGCAGCGGCGACAATGCCCGGCCGCGCAAGATGACCATCCAGGTATCGCGCTGA